TCAGACAGCGAAATCCCGAAGCGAGCGGCCCGCCGCCTCTGCCTTGACCAGCCAGCCGGGTTTTCTGCCGCGTCCGGTCCAGGTTTTCGAGGGATCGGCGGGGTCGCGGTATTTCACAACGGACTTGGCGGATTTCCGGGCTGGCGTATCGGTGCCGGGAAATATCTCTGCGATCGTATAACCGGCGTCGCGGATTTGCTTTACAATCTCTGCGCGAAGTTGCTTTTTCTCGTCTTCTTTTCTTGCAACCGCCAGCTCACGCGCCTCTTTTGCGAGGTTTTCGAGTTCCTGTGACGAAAGTTTTGACAGGTCAGTCATTCTGGTCTCCCTTTTGCGGCATTTATTTACAGAGATGTTTTGCAGATGCAAGGGAAACCGGAATGCATGACGTCTCCGCTTGATATAAGATCTGTCCCCCTCCCGAAAAACGGCATTTGTTTTTAACGGTCATCGTGCCCGCAGCGGATGCGGATCGGGAGCGCGCGGTGGGGTTAAGAAGTTTTAAACCTTTGACCGTCTGATGCCCTTCACGCGCCGAGGTGAAGGAGCACGCAATGATACTGGATTTCTTCCGGCAGGGAGGGACGGAGGCGGCAGAGCCGCCCGAGGCGAAGGCGAGTGCCGCGGGCCGGGTCATGGCCTGGGGGATGCAGGGCCGCACGGCCTGGGGGCCGCGCGACACGGCCGGCCTCATGCGCACGGGGTTTGCGGGCAATCCGGTTGGGTTCCGCTGCGTTAAGATGATCGCCGAGGCGGCGGCGGCGCTGCCGCTGGTCTTGCAGGACAGCGAGCGGCGCTTTGCCGCCCATCCGGTGCTCGATCTGGTGGCGCGGCCCAACCCGGCGCAGGGGCGGGCGGAGCTTTTCGAGGCGCTCTATGGTCAGCTTCTGCTGAGCGGCAATGCTTTTGTCGAGGCGGTCGGTGGCGGGGCGGGCGTGCCGCTGGAGTTGCATGTGCTGCGCTCGGACCGGATGAGCGTGGTGCCGGGGGCCGATGGCTGGCCGGTCGGTTACGACTATCAGGTGGGCGGGCGCAAGCACCGGTTCCATCTGGGCGAAGGCGCGCCCTGCATCTGTCATATCAAGAGCTTTCACCCGCAGGACGATCATTACGGCCTCAGCCCGCTGCAACCGGCGGCGCAGGCAATAGATGTGCACAACGCGGCAAGCCGCTGGTCCAAGGCGCTTCTGGACAATGCGGCGCGCCCGTCGGGGGCGATTGTCTACAAGGGGGCCGAGGGGCAGGGGAACCTGACCGAGGATCAATATGCCCGTCTTGTGGGCGAGATGGAGGCCCATCATCAGGGCGCGCGCAATGCCGGGCGGCCGATGCTGCTTGAGGGCGGGCTTGACTGGAAGCCGATGGGATTCTCGCCCTCGGACATGGAATTCCAGAAAACCAAGGAGGCGGCGGCGCGCGAGATTGCGTTGGCCTTTGGCGTGCCGCCGATGCTGCTGGGCATTCCCGGCGACGCGACATTCGCCAATTACCAGGAGGCGAACCGCGCCTTTTACCGGCTGACGGTGTTGCCGCTGGCCGCGCGGGTGAGCGCGGCGGTGGCGGCGTGGCTGGCGGCCTTCACGGGCGAGGCGCTGGCGTTGGCACCCGATCTTGACCGGGTTCCCGCGCTGGCCGCCGAGCGCGATGCGCAATGGGCGCGGGTGGCGGGGGCGGATTTCCTGACGGCGGCGGAAAAGCGCACGCTGCTGGGATTGCCGCCGCTGGCGGAGGCGGGCGGCGATGACTGAGCCCGCGCCGCCGCCCCGTTACGGGTTCGAGGCGTTCGATTGCGCGCCGGCGCTGAGGCTCGAGGCGCATGAACGGGTTTCCGACTTGCAGCATCGCGCGATGGTGGAGCGGCTGGAGCGGATGGAGGCGGCGCTGGAGCGGTTGGAGCGGCGGCTGTGGCTGGCAGTCTACGGCGTGGTGGCGGCGGTGCTGGTGCAGGCGTTTCAGCCGATATTGGCGGCGCTGCCGGGATGAGGCGAAAGGGCGAGATGATGGAGAGCGGACTGGAACGGAAATTCATGGGCGGCGCGACGGATGCCCTGCGGGTCACGGAGGCAGGTGTGATCGAGGGCTATGCGAGCCTGTTCGATGCGCCCGATCAGGGCGGCGACGTGGTGGCCAGGGGGGCCTATGCGGCGAGCCTCAAGCGGCTGGCGGGCGAGGGGCGCCGGGTGCGGATGCTCTGGCAGCATGACCCGCGCGAGCCCATCGGGATCTGGGACGAGGTGCGCGAGGATGCGCGCGGCCTTTACGTCAAGGGGCGGCTGCTCGAGGGCGTGGCGCGGGCGCGCGAGGCGGCGGCGCTGATTGCCGCGGGCGCGCTTGACGGGCTGAGCATCGGCTATCGCACGCTGCGCGCGAGCCGCAACGAGAAGGGCCAGAGGCTCTTGCAGGAACTGGAGCTTTGGGAGGTGTCGCTGGTGACCTTCCCGATGCTGCCCAGTGCGCGGGTGGCCGCCAAGGGAGACGATCCCGGCGACACCTGGCGCGATCTGGCGGCCGTGCTGCGGGCGGTGCGCCGGGAGATGGCGCGGCCCTGAGCCGCCCGACCCGTAACCGAGAGGAGTTGACGATGACGACCGAGACGAAGGCTCGGACCGGGGGAGAGATGTCTCCGGCCACCGAGATGCGCGAGGCCCTGGGCGGGTTTCTCGACGAGTTCAAGGGCTTTCGGGCCGAGATCAGCAAACGCTTTCAACAACAGGATGACAAGATGACGATGATCGAACGCAAGGGCCTTGTGCAGGGCCGCCCGCATCTGGCAGGCGAGCGGGACAGCGGCGCGCCGCATCGCAAGGCCTTTGATGCCTATCTGCGCTCGGGCGATGATGACGGGCTGCGCGGGCTGGAGATGGAGGGCAAGGCGCTCAATACCTCGGTGGCCGCAGAGGGCGGTTATCTGGTCGATCCGCAAACCTCGGAGACGATCCGCTCGGTGATGAATTCCACCGCCTCGATCCGCGCCATCGCCAATGTGGTGACGGTGGAGGCGACGTCGTTTGACGTGCTGGTGGATCACACCGATGTGGGCCATGGCTGGGCCACCGAGACGGGCAGCGTGGCCGAGACCGACACGCCGGTGATCGACCGCATCTCGATCCCGCTGCACGAGTTGAGCGCGCTGCCCAAGGCGAGCCAGCGGCTTCTGGATGACAGCGCGTTCGACGTGGAGGGCTGGCTGGCGGCGCGCATCGCCGACCGTTTTGCACGTGCCGAGGCGGCGGCATTCATCGCGGGCGACGGCGTGGACAAGCCGCGCGGCATTCTGAGCCGTCCGGCGGTGGATAACGATGTCTGGACCTGGGGCAATCTGGGTTATGTGCCGACCGGGGTTGCGGGCGATCTGGGCGGACCGGATGCGATTGTCGATCTGGTTTATGCGCTGGGGGCGGAATACCGCGCCAACGCCACCTTCGTGATGAATTCGCGCACGGCGGGCGTGGTGCGCAAGCTCAAGGATGCCGACGGGCGGTTCCTGTGGTCGGACGGTCTGGCGGCGGCGGAGCCTGCACGGCTCATGGGCTATCCGGTGTTGATTGCCGAGGATATGCCCGAGATCGCGGCGGGTGCCGATGCCATCGCCTTTGGCGATTTCCGCGCCGGTTACACGGTGGCCGAACGGCCCGATCTGCGCATCCTGCGCGACCCGTTCAGCGCCAAGCCGCATGTCCTGTTCTACGCGACCAAGCGCGTGGGCGGCGATGTGAGCGATTTCAAGGCGATCAAGCTGTTGCGGTTCGCCGCCGCCTGAGGCGCGCGGTGAAGGCGGGCGGGGGCAGTTGCCCCCGTCCCAAGGCGCGTGCCGCAAAATGCGGCTTTGTTCAGCTTCCCCTCCGTCCGGGCAAGGCCGGGCGGCACGCGCCAATACGCGGGAGGGGTCCGGAATGATGGAGATGGTCCATGTTGCTGATGGAAGAAAGCGCGGTGGCGGCTGCCGCCTTGCCGCTGGCGGAGTTCAAGGCGCATCTGCGGCTGGGCACCGGCTTTGCGGATGATGATATTCAGGACCCCGTTCTGGAGGGATTTCTGCGTGCGGCCATGGCCGCGATCGAGGGACGCACCGGCAAGGTGCTGATCGAACGGAATTTTTCATGGGTTCTGCATGGCTGGCAGGACGCCACGGGCCAAGCCCTGCCGGTTGCGCCGGTGGGCGCGGTGCTGAGCCTTGTGCTGCGTGACCGGCGTGATGAGGTGGAGGTGATCGCGCCGGGTCTTTACCGGCTGGAGCGTGACGCGCATCGCCCGGTGCTGCGGCCGGTGGGCACGCTTTTGCCGATGGTGCCGACGGGAGGGGTCGCCGAAGTTCTGTTCAGCGCGGGCTATGGCGGGGGCTGGGGCGATCTGCCCTCCGATCTGGGGCAGGCGGTGCTGATGCTGGCCGCGCATTTCTACGAGCACCGCGCCGAGACCGCGCTGCGCGAGGGCTGTATGCCCTTCGGCGTGGCAAGCCTGATCGAGCGGTATCGCAAGGTGCGCCTGCTCGGGGGGGGCGCGCGATGAGGGGTGTGGTGATGCTGTCGCGCCCGCTGGTGCTCGAGGCCCCGGCACGGGTGGGTGATGGCGCGGGCGGTTTCGCGGAGGTCTGGGAGGTGCGCGGCACGCTCTGGGCCGAACTCGTGGCGCGCACGGGCCGCGAGGGGCCGGGCGAGGGCGCAAGTGTGGCGCGCGCGGCCTACCGGATCACGGTGCGCGCGGCCCCGCAGGGCGCGCCCTCGCGGCCCGTGGCGGGACAGCGGTTGCGCGACGGGGCGCGGGTCTTCGCAATTCTGGCCGTGACCGAGAGCGCGGCGGGGCCGCGATACCTGACCCTCTGGGCCGAAGAGGAGGTGGTGGCATGAGCTACGGTGCTGCGGCCGCCCTTCAGGCGGCGATTTTCGAGCGTCTTTCGGGGCATGCGGCGCTGGCGGCCCTCGTGGGCGGCGCGATCCACGATGCGCTCCCCAAGGGGCGCGCGCCCGATCTCTATGTCACGCTTGGCCCCGAGGAGGTGCGCGAGCGCGGCGATATCAGCGGCGCGGGGGCCGAGCATCGCGTGACCGTCTCGGTCGTCTCGGAGGCGGCGGGGTTCCTCGCGGCCAAGCAGGCGGCAGGAGCGGTGAGCGATGCGCTGGACGGCGCGGCGCTGAGCCTCGCGCGGGGGCGGTTGGTGGCGCTCAGTTTTTTGCGCGCTCGGGCGATCCGCACCGGCGCGGGACAGCGGCGGCGCATTGATCTGACATTCCGGGCGCGCGTCGATGACGGCACCTGAGACTTGAGCAACGGAGAACCAAGATGGCAGTTCAGAACGGCAAGGACCTTCTCATCAAGGTCGATCTTACGGGCAGCGGCAATTTCCAGACCGTGGCGGGCCTGCGCGCGACGCGGGTCAGCTTCAACGCCGAGAGCGTGGATGTCACAAGCCTCGATTCGGCGGGGGGCTGGCGCGAATTGCTGGCGGGCGCGGGCGTGAAATCCGCCAACCTGAGCGGATCGGGGATTTTCCGCGACGCGGCGAGCGATGCGCGGATGCGGCAGATCTTCTTTGACGGGGAGATGCCGGATTTTCAGGTGATCATCCCCGATTTCGGCACCATCGAGGGGCCGTTTCAGGTGAACTCCATCGACTATGGCGGCACCCATGACGGCGAGGCGACCTATGAGGTGGCGCTTGCCTCGGCGGGGCGGCTGACCTTCACGGCGCTCTGAGGCGATGGCGAACCCCTGGGCAGGCGAGGTGGCGCTTATGCTGAGCGGTGAGCGTCAGGTGATGCGGCTCACTCTCGGGGCGCTGGCCGAACTGGAGGCGGCGCTGGAGGTGGGATCACTCGTCGATCTGGTGGCGCGGTTCGAGGGCAGCGCGTTCTCGTCGCGCGATGTGCTGGCGGTGATCGTGGCGGGGCTGCGCGGTGGCGGCTGGCGCGGGAGTGCTGCGGACCTGCTCTCGGCCGAGATCGAGGGCGGGCCGCTGATGGCGGCGCGGGCGGCGGCGCAATTGCTGGCGCGGGCCTTTGCCCTGCCGGAGGGCGGGGCATGAGCGCGCGCTTCGACTGGCCCGCGCTGTTGCGCGCAGGCGTGCAAGGGCTGGGTCTGCGCCCGGCGGAGTTCTGGGCGCTGACGCCGGTGGAATTGCGGCTGATGCTGGGCGAGGGGCGCGGGGCGCGCCCGATGGCGCGGGCGGGGCTGGAGGCGCTGCTCGCGGCCTTTCCCGACAGAACAGGAGAATTGGGCGATGGATGAGCTGGAACGCGCGGATGATTTGGAGGCGCAGATCGCGGCACTGGATGCGGCGATGGGACAGGCGGGCGCGATGGCGGCGGCCTTTGCCGGAGAGCTGGGCCGGGTGAGGGGCGGCTTTGCCGCTGCCGGACAGGATGCGCAGAGCCTCGAGCGCGGGCTGAGCCGGGGCCTGCGCGGTGCGCTGCGCGGCGCCGTGGTGGAGGGCGACAGCCTGAGCGAGAGCCTGCGGCGGCTGGCAACCACGCTGGTCAACACCGCCTTCAACGATGCGGTGCGCCCGGTCACCGATCAGGTGGGCGGGCTGCTGTCGCAAGGAGTGGGCGCGCTTTTTGGCGGGCTGTTGCCATTTGCCAAGGGGGCCGGGTTCACCCAGGGCCGCGTCATGCCTTTTGCCAATGGCGGGGTGGTGAGCGGGCCGGTGACATTTCCGATGCGCGGCGGGCGCACCGGGCTGATGGGCGAGGCGGGGCCGGAGGCGATCCTGCCCTTGTCGCGCGGGGCCGACGGGCGGCTTGGCGTGCGCGCGCAGGGCGGCGGCGCGGTCAGCGTGGTGATGAACGTGACCACGCCCGACGTGGAGGGCTTTCGCCGCTCTCAGGGGCAGATCGCCGCACAGCTTGGCCGCGTGATCGGACGCGGCGCGCGCAATCGGTAAGCGGAGGGAAACATGGGATTTCACGAGATACGGTTTCCGGCCAATCTGAGCTTTGGCTCGGTCGGCGGGCCCGAGCGGCTGACCGAGATCGTCACGCTGGCAAGCGGGCATGAGGAGCGCAACAGCCCATGGGCGCAGGCGCGCAGGCGCTATGACGCGGGCGTGGCGCTGCGCAGCCTGGAGGATATCGAGGCGCTGATCGCGTTTTTCGAGGCGCGGCAGGGCCAGCTATACGGGTTCCGCTGGAAGGACTGGAGCGATTTCAAGTCGAGCCGCGCGGGGGCCGCCCCCGCCTTTGACGATCAGCGGATCGGGGTGGGCGACGATGCGACCGTGGCGTTTCAACTGACCAAGACCTATCGCTCGGGCGCGTTCGAGGCGGTGCGGCCCATCGTCAAGCCGGTGCGCGGCAGCGTGCGCATGGGGCTGGGCGATGTGGAAATGCGTGAGGGGGTGCATTACGAGGTGGACGACACGACCGGCATCGTCACCTTCTCCGAGCCGCCCAACAGTGGCGTGCCGGTCACCGCCGGATACGAATTCGACGTGCCGGTGCGGTTTGACACCGACGGTATTCAGGTCAGCCTTGCGTCCTTTCAGGCGGGCGAGGTGCCCAATGTGCCGGTGGTGGAGATCCGGTTGTGAGCGGGGCCGGGGCGGCGGCGCTGGCCGCGCATCTGGGGCGCGGCATCACCACGGTGTGCCGGTGCTGGGCGCTCACACGGCGTGACGGGCTGGTGATGGGGTTCACCGATCATGACCGGGCGCTGATGTTCGACGGCATCGCCTTTCGCCCCGGAACGGGGATGAGCGCGCGCGCTGTGGAAGAGAGCACCGGGCTCGCCGTCAACAATACGGAGGCGTTCGGTGCGCTCTCGGATGAGGGCATCACCGAGGCCGAGATCGAGGCCGGTCGTTATGACGGGGCGCGGCTGCGCGCCTGGGTGGTGAACTGGCAGGACGTGGCCGAAAGGCTGGAGGTTTTTGCCGGCTCCCTGGGCGATATCCGTCGCGCGGGCGGTGCGTTCGAGGCCGAGTTGCGCGGGCTCACCGATGCGCTCAACGTGCCGCTGGGCCGGGTCTATCAGAAGCGGTGCAGCGCCATTCTGGCGGATCGGGATTGCACCTTCGATCTCGATACGCCGGGGTATGTGGCCGAACGGGTGGCCGAAGTGGTGGAGGAAAACCGCGTCTTTCGCTTTGCGCAGATGGGGGGCTTTGCCGGGGACTGGTTCCGCCACGGTGTGCTGCGGGTGACGAGCGGGGCTGCGGCGGGCCTTGCGGGCCTGATCAAGCGCGATACGATTGACGGGGCGGGGCGCGTCATAGAGCTGTGGCATCCGCTGGGGGCGCGGGTCGCGCCGGGTGACGGGCTGCGCATCGAGGCGGGCTGTGACAAGGCCATGGCTACCTGTCAGTTCAAGTTCGACAACCTTCTGAATTTTCAGGGCTTCCCGGATATCCCCGGCGATGACTGGGTGATCACGGACCCCACGAAATCGCCGCGTCTCGACGGCGGGAGCCGACGGCGATGAGCGAAGCAAAGATCGTGGCTGCCGCGCGCGGCTGGCTTGGCACGCCCTACCGGCATCAGGCGGCGTGCCGGGGCGCGGGGTGCGATTGCCTCGGCCTCATTCGTGGCGTCTGGCGCGAGGTGATGGGCGTGGAGCCCGAGCGCCCGCCTGCCTATTCGATGGACTGGGCAGAGCCCGCGCGCGAGGAAGCGCTCTGGGCCGCCGCGCTGCGGCATCTGCGCACAAAACCGCTGGCCGAGGAGGCCCCCGGCGACGTGATCCTTTTCCGGATGCGCGAGGGGGCGGTGGCCAAGCATCTGGGCATTGCCGCCGAAACCGGCACGCGGCCCACGTTCATTCACGCCTATTCGGGGCATGGCGTGGTCGAAAGCGCGCTGAGCCTGCCCTGGCGGCGGCGCATCGTCGCGCGTTTCGCCTTTCCTGAGGAGGGATAGACCATGGCAACGATACTTCTGTCGGCAGCGGGGGCCGCGATCGGGGGGGCGGTCGGCGGCTCGGTTCTGGGCCTCTCGTCGGTCGCGCTCGGGCGGTTCGCGGGCGCGCTGGTGGGGCGCTCCATCGACCAGCGGCTGCTTGGGCAGGGCTCGGGCGTGGTGGAAACGGGCCGGGTCAGCCGGTTGCGCCTGACGGGCGCGGGCGAGGGCGATGCCATCCCGCAGGTCTACGGGCGGATGCGCGTCGGCGGCCAGGTGATCTGGGCCACCGAGTTCCGCGAGAACACAACCGTGACGCGCGGGCGCGGCGGCGGCAAGGGCAGCCCCAAACCCGCCACGCCCGATACGCGCGCCATCAGCTATTCGGTGAGCCTTGCGCTCGCGCTTTGCGAGGGCGAGATCAGCCGCGTGGCGCGCATCTGGGCCGACGGCACCGAGATTGCGCCTGCAAGCCTCAGCATGCGCGTCTATCCCGGCACGCGCGATCAGTTGCCAGATCCGGTGATCGAGGCGGTGGAGGGTGCGGGCAACGTGCCCGCCTATCGCGGCACGGCCTATGTGGTGATCGAGGATCTGGACCTTTCGGCCTTTGGCACGCGGGTGCCGCAATTCAGCTTCGAGGTGTGTCGCCCGTCGCAGGCGGGCGGCGAGGGCGCGGCGCTCGATCCGGTGCACGCGCTGCGCGGCGTGGCGATGCTGCCCGGCACGGGGGAATATGCGCTGGCCACCACGCCGGTGATGATGGATTTCGGCTTTGGCGCGTCGGGCCCGGCCAATGTCAATTCGGTGCAGGAGCGGCCCGATTTCGTGGTGGCATTGGAGGCGCTGCGCGAGGAGTTGCCCCAGGTGCGCGCGACCTCGCTCATCGTGAGCTGGTTCGGCGACGATCTGCGCTGCGGGGCGTGCCGGATCCGGCCTCGGGTAGAGAAAAAGACCTTTGAATCCAGAAATATGCCCTGGACGGTCTCAAACCTGACGCGCGCGGGCGCGGGCGAGGTGCCCAAGGATGCGCAGGGCCGCGAGGTCTATGGCGGCACGCCCGCCGATCAGGCGGTGGTGGAGGCGATCCTGTCGCTCAAGGCGGCGGGTCAGGATGTGCTTTACTATCCGTTCATCCTGATGGAGCAGATGACCGGGAACGGCCTGCCCGATCCGTGGAGCGAGGCCGCCGATCAGCCGGTTTTGCCGTGGCGCGGGCGGATCACCACCTCCAAGGCACCGGGGCAGGCGGGCAGCCCTGACCGCACGGCAGAGGCCGAGGCGGAGGTGGCGGCCTTCTTCGGCACGGCGCGGGCGGCGGATTTCACCGTGACGCCGGTCGAGGCGGTGCCGGTCGAGGCACCGGGCACGGGCGCGCTTGACCTGCTGACATTTGGCGGGCCGGTCAAGCGCAGCCCGGTCGCCTATCACGGCCCCGAGGAATGGTCCTATCGCCGGTTCATCCTGCATCAGGCGGCGCTCTGTGCGGCGGCGGGCGGGGTCGAGAGCTTTGCCATCGGCTCGGAGATGCGCGCGCTCACGCAGATACGGGGGCTGGGCGACAGCTTTCCGGCGGTGGCGCAGCTCAGGGCGCTCGCCGCCGAGGTGCGCGCGCTCCTGGGGCCGGAGGTCAAGATCACATACGCCGCCGACTGGACCGAATATTTCGGCTATCAGCCGGGGAATGGTGACCGGTTCTTTCACCTCGATCCGCTCTGGGCGGATGACAATATCGACTATATCGGCATCGACAATTACATGCCGCTTTCGGATTGGCGCGACGGAGATGCGCATCTCGACGCGCAGGATTGGCCGTCGATCTACGACATTGATTACCTTCAGGCCAATATCGAGGGCGGCGAGGGGTTTGACTGGTTCTACCCCAGCCCCGAGGCGCGGGCGGCGCAGCGGCGTGAACCGATCGCCGATGGCGACCATGACGAGCCGTGGATCTGGCGGTTCAAGGACCTGCGCGCCTGGTGGGCCAATGCCCATCACGAGCGGGTGGGGGGCGTGCGCAGCGCAGAGCCGACGGGTTGGGAGCCGCAATCGAAGCCCATCCGTTTTACCGAATATGGCTGCGCGGCGGTGGACAAGGGCACCAATGAGCCCAACAAGTTTCTCGATCCCAAATCCTCGGAATCGAGCCTGCCGCGCTTTTCCACCGGGCAGCGCGATGACCTCATTCAGATGCAGTATCTGCGCGCGGTGACGGGCTATTGGTCCGACCCGGCGAAGAACCCCGTCTCCGAAGTCTATGACGGGCCGATGATCGACATGGATCACGCCTGTGTCTGGGCCTGGGATGCGCGGCCTTTCCCATGGTTTCCGGGCAATACCGGGCTGTGGTCGGATGGCGAGAATTACGCGCGCGGGCACTGGATCACGGGGCGGGCGAGCGGGCGCAGGCTGGCCGAGGTGGTGGGCGAGATCGCCACCCGCGCAGGCGTGGAGGCGCTCGATCTGCGTCGGGCGGAGGCGTTCCTGCGCGGCTATCTGGTCGATCAGGTGGGCAGCGCGCGCGCCGCGCTGCAACCGGTGCTGATGGCGTATGGCGTGGATGCGGTGGAGCGGGGCGGCGTGCTGTCGTTTCGTCGCCGCGACGGGCGGGCCGATCATCTGGTCGATCTGGAGCAGGTCGTGCGCGATCCCGAACTTGGCGGCGCGCTGGAAAAGACGCGCGGCAGCGATCTGGAACTGGCGGGGCGCGTGCGGCTGCGCTTCATCGAGGCTGATGCCGATTACGAGGCGGTGGCCGAGGAGGCGATCCTGCCCGACGAGGCCACGCACGCGGTGGCCACCTCGGAAATGCCGCTGGCGCTGACGCGCGCCGAGGGGCGGCAGTTGGTGGAGCGGTGGCTGTCGGAGGCGCGGCTGTCAGTCGATACGCTGCGGCTGACGCTGCCGCCGTCTCGGCTGCTGCTGGGCGCGGGGGACGTTCTGGAACTGCCCGAGGCGGCGGGCGGCGGGCGCTACCGCATCGACCGGGTGGAGCAGATGGCGGGCGCGCAGCGGGTCGAGGCCACGCGCACCGACCCCGAGAGCTTTCGCCCCATTCTGGTCGAGGACGCGCCCGCGCGGCTGCGCCCGTTCGTGGCGCCGGGGCCGGTGACGCCGCTTTTCCTCGATCTGCCGCTGATGAGCGGCGAGGAGGTGCCGCACGCGCCGCATCTGGCGGTGATCGCCGATCCCTGGCCGGGGACCGTGGTGCTTTATGCCTCTGAGGAGGACGCGAATTACGCGCTCGATACGCTGGTTGCGGCGCAGGCCACGGTGGGATTGACCGAAACGCCGCTCTTTCCCGCGCCGATGGGGCGGATCGACCGGGGCGACGGGCTGTTCGTGCGGATGCGCCACGGCGGGCTTGAGAGTGTGAGCGATCTGGCATTGCTGGGTGGGGCCAACCTCTGTGCGATCGGCGACGGCACGCCGGATGGGTGGGAATTGTTCCAGTTCCGCGATGCCGAGCTTGTCGCGCCCGAGACGTATATCCTGCGCCACCGGCTGCGCGGTCAATTGGGCACCGAGGGGGCGGGGGTGTGGCCGCCCGGCTCGATCCTCGTGCGGCTTGACGGGGTGCCCGAGCAGATCGGCCTGACAGAGGCGCAGCGCGGGCAGGCGCGCCATTACCGCATCGGGCCGGGCGGGCGTCCGGTGGACGACCCAAACTTCGGCCATGCGGTGCTGGCGTTTGACGGGATCGGGCTGCGCCCCCTTGCACCGGTGCATCTGCGCGTGGCGCAGGCGGCGGGCGATCTGCACGTGTCCTGGGTGCGGCGCACGCGCATCGGCGGCGACCGCTGGGACACGCCCGAGGTGCCGCTTGGCGAGGAGGCCGAGCGCTATCTGCTGCGCGTGCGGCGCGGCGCGCAGGTGCTGCGCGAGGCTGACCTGAGCGCGCCGGACTGGACCTATACGGCCACTGCGCGCACCGCCGATGGCCCCGACGCGGGCAAGCGGATCGAGGTGGCGCAGGTCTCGGCGCTGTTCGGGCCGGGGCGTTTCGCGATCCGCGAGTTGTGA